GGTGGTGGCGGAGCGGGTATCTCGGCGGGTACACAGTCCGTTAACACTGGTACCGTGGTATTTAGCAACTCCAATAATGTCAGTTTTGGTATGTCGGGCAGCTCACGCGTGACGGCCAGCGCAGCCGTGAACTTGTACGGCTTAGGGAATACGACGCAGAACAGTTCCACAGTGCTGGATATTCAATCGATCAGCCTGAATGGTCTTGGCATGATTACGGTCGGATACAGCAACGGCAGTGTGCAACTGAGCGCTACTCAGTCTGTGCAAACGCAAGCCTCCGGCGCTATTGCAGGATCAGGATTCACATCAGGTGGGGCGAATGTCGGTATCTCTGGAACCAATAATTCTGCTGGGCTGAGTCTTTCGATCACTGCTGCCGCTCAAACTGCTCAGACAATGGGTTTGTACGCGTCCAGTCAAACAACGGGAAGCGCTTCAAGCGGTACCTTGGATGCACGCAGCTTGTCGATTATTGGCGCCGGCATTGTGTCGATCGGCATGAATTCCACCAGCGCAGGTGGTACGACAACGGGTCTTGTAATCTCGGCGACACAAAGTAATCAAGCCTTCAGTGCAGCCGGTGGATCGTCTGCATTCCAGACATTGGGATTCAGCGACAACTCGAATGCAAGTTGGACGAACACCAACGGATCTGTCGGCATTGCATCAATACGCGCCTCATTGTTCGCGGTGAGCAACACCACACAATCCAGCAGCGGTACACAAAACATCAATGCGATCTCATTCGCAGGCGCTGGTATTGCGTCAGTCGGTGTATCAAATGGATCTGTCGTGGTGAGTGTCCCATCCGGTGGGGGCGGTGGCGATGGTTACAACATCGTGCAAGCCGGTACCACGGGTACGACAGGTACAACGTTCAGTAGCTTGTCTGGCACGGTGTTCTTGAATGGATCTGGCGCCTTGACAGTCAGCCAGAACAACAGCAATCAGATCGTATTGAGTGCACCACAAACATCGAGTTTGGTGGGTACGAATGGCATCAGCATCAGTACAAATGGTTCGACGATATCAATCGGTCAAAACTACATGTCGTTCTACGAACCAAAAGTTCGTGGTGGGACGACAACGCAAAGTCTTGCGAATGGCACGGTTTACTTCCAACCCTTCCATATCGATGAACCTGTAGCCGCGTATCACTTACGTTATTTGCAAAGCGTATCAAGTCAAAGCGCAACCACGATGTCATTCAGCGCATCGGTATCAGCAGGTAACGCAAGCTCTGGTACAGGACGATTCAATGCCAGTGGCACGATGTTGTTGTTCTCCAGACAGGCAACGGGAACCAATGCCAACAGCAGCAACATCATCAGTTTCGCATCTGCAACGTATAGCTATGGGATTGGGTACAGCAACTCAGTATCGTGGTCGACCAACGCATCATCTGCCACAGCATCGTGGACGACCTCAGCAGCGATATCGTTTATCTCGCAAATTGATTCCACTGGCGGGATAACAACTGGCTCAACGGGTACATCAGGAAGTTCAACGTTCTCATCCACTAGCACGAACGCCAATAGCTTTAGTTCTTCGTACATCATGAGCATGGCAACCGGGTCGTTTGCTGGATCGGTGAGACCGGTGTTTGTGCCACTGACAGCGAATCTCGTACCGGGTGAATATTGGCTCGGTCACATCATGAGCACCAATACCGCATCAACGAATTACTCGATGCAACGTGTGGCAATGTTATCGAGCATTGGCGCAGTAGTGTACACCTCAGTGACTCAGGGGCATATGGAGTTCGGTAATACCACTACGGTTGCTAACTCAAACTTTATGGCTGGTTGGGGTTCTTACTCTGCATCGAGCCAAACCACAACGACTATCCCGCTTTCACAGATTAGTGGCATGAGTCAATTTCAAACTTACTTTGGATTATTTGGAGCAACAAAATGAGTAGCAAGACAATTCCGTCGAACACCTATGCGCCTGGCACGTATCAGATAGATCAACGTCAATTACCGGGAAACAAATTCAACAGTATTCAGATTGATTTTGATGTAGCGGGATTGGTCGCTTTGAGTGGCGTGGTGGCATCAATTCAGTTCGAGTTATCACCAGATGGTGGAACGACTTGGGTTCCTTATAGTTTCGATATCAATGGCGGACCTGGTAAGGGTTCAGCAACGAAGCGCGGCTTCTATACCGCAGTGACTCCAGCGTGGGACAACACAGATATCCGCTTAACGGCGAATGTGTTTCAGGCGGTTACTACGGCGATTTACATCACGATTTTGTAATGAGTTTTAATACTTCAACACTTTCTAAGGTCAATGTAGCCACTACGATTACTTGCACACGTCCAGCAAGTAGCGCTGGTAAGAAAGGGTTGGCCGTGGTAGTTGCAGACACATCTAGCAACACGATCACCATGCCGGGGTGGACGAAGGACGACCAGACATCAATAACAGGGCCGGACGGACAGAGTATCGCGTTCTTTGTGTTGGACAACATGACTGGTTCAGACCCGATGGTAGTCAACACAACAGCAGCTCAAGATATCACTGTCATCATTGGTACGTGGGGTACGCGAGCAACCGGAACACCCACGTGGGCGGTAACGCCGCCAAACACAACAAGCAATAGTTCACCAATAGCTATTTCTTTAACGGGTGTCACGGCAAACGCAGGAGATGACATTGCAGCATTCGTATGTTTGGATTCTGGCATCGATACAACAACATGGAGTTTGACCGCGTTTCCGGGTGGATATTCTTTACAAAATAACTTTCCATCACCAAACACGTGGTGTCCAATCGCGCTCATAACGCGTGATAATATGAGTTCTGGCGCAACAGGGTCGTTGTCGTGTACTGCAACAGCAACAGGCGGTACAGGTGGATGGTCGGGGTATGTAGTTGCGATGGGTAGCGCAGTGGCGAATAATCAACTGGCCTGGATAATAGCGTAACGAGGTAATTGAGATGTCAGCAGTACAAGAAGCGGTAAAAGATGCATTGAGACCTACATCAGAAGAAGGGTTTCATAATTCTGATTTAGATGTATCGCGTAGTCGCGTGATTGAAGGCGCGACGTGGAAGAAACAACGTATTGTTGTGATCGTGCCAGCAGGTGACATGATTCCAGCCAAAGCGTATTTGGCACATTGGGGATTGATCTTTCCACCCAATCAGTCAGTGTATCGACACTTGGCGATCGGTGAAGAAGTCGGCAAGGCATACACGAATGCTATCAAGGAGATCTTGGCGAACCCGGATCTGAGCCAATGGGAATACATTTTGACGATGGAAAATGACAACTTGCCACCACAAAATGGCGTACTCAAATTGATCGCGCAGATGGAAAAACACCCTGAACTTCACTGCATTGGTGGATTGTATTGGTGTAAAGGTCCGGAAGGATGCGCGCACATCTGGGGTGATGTTAATGATCCGATCTTGAACTACAGACCACAGCCACCCCAAAACGGTAAATTGATTGAGTGCTATGGCACGTCGATGGGGTTCAATCTGTGGCGTCTGTCGATGTTCAAAGATACGCGCTTGAAGCAACCGTGGTTTGAAACATTGGATGGGTCAGATGGTCGCGGCGTCGGCACGCAAGATCTGCAATTTTGGACGGATGCCCGTAAGTTTGGATACCGCTGCGCCGTCGATTGTGATGTGCGTGTCGGTCATGTGGATTACACCGGATCCTTCGGTGTAAAGAACTTTGTGTGGTGAGATGAGGTATACAAAATGTCAGAAGTATTGAAACTAGATTTGGGCTGCGGCAAGAACAAAGCCGCTGGATTCCTTGGTGTCGACTCCATTCAATTTGAAGGCGTTGATGTCGTTCACGACCTTGCAGATAGATCACAGCCATGGCCATGGGCTGATTCGTCAGTGGATGAAGTAAATTGCTCACACTTCATTGAACACTTGACTAACTTCAACGAAAAATGGGAACGCGTGTGGTTCTTCAATGAGCTGTATCGCGTCCTGAAGCCTGGTTCCAAGTGCACGTTGATCTTCCCGCACTGGTGCAGCAATCGCTACTACGGCGATCCAACTCACAAAGAACCGTTCAGTGAAATGGGCTTCTACTATCTAGCGAAGGAATGGCGACTCGATCAAGGCAATGCGCCACACACTGACATATCAAAAAACCCGAATGGATATTCTTGTGATTTACAAGCTGGATGGGCGTACAGTTTCGGCCCAGCACTGCAAAACCGGACAGACGAATACAGGATGTACGCCTTGCAGAACTACAAGGAAGCCGCTATGGATATCATCGCCACGTTGACGGCAATCAAGAAATAGGTGGTTGTTTATGACGATACTTGGAACATACAGCTACTTTTCCCCTGAAATAGCGGATTGCTTCAGCGAAGCATTCGAGATGGCAGGTATCGATCCAAGCACTGCTGGATCTGATCACATCGATTCAATCCTTCGCAGTATGAAGTTCATGCTGAATTCTGAGTGGCACACCATCGGAATGCGTCAATGGATGATTGAACGATATAACCAAGCGATGACATCCGTCAACACGACGACACCAACGTTTGATCTACCAACGGGTGGTATCGACATCATGAACGCCGTGTTGGTTCGTAATAGCCGTGCCAGTCCAATGTACAAGATGAGTCGCGAAGAATATTTGGAGATCCCGGATAAGACTGTTCTTGGTAGACCGACTCGATACTTCTGTGATCGACGCTATGACAAGGTGACTGTGTACACATGGCAGCTACCAAGCCAAACAACCGATATCATGATGATCGATTACTTCAAGCAGATGTCGCAGCCTGGAAATATGTCCAACACGCTGCAGATGCCACCCCACGTACTGGATGCATTCATCCATGGACTCGCGGCACGTGTTGCTCAGAAATTCAATCAAGAACGATTTGCACAATTGCAATTATTGTATTGGGGTGCAAACCCAGAAAAACCGGGTGGTAAATTAGCGAGAGCGATGAGTGAAGATCGTGATCGTGCGGATGTGAAACTTACTATTGGCCTGCGGAGATAATGATGCGTAACGAAAAAGTTCGATTTGCAATTGATGACGATGGTTCTTTGTATGACTACAAGACTGGTAAGAATCATCAGCCGACCGGATTCTTAGTTGAAGATAAGGATCAATTTGATTTGGCAGAAGTGAAGCGCTGTATTGAATCGAATGAGTTCACGCACTCGGCACACGAACCGTTAATAGAGTGCGGAATATTCGAGCCTGCACCAGTAGCTCCAGTAGATCCAGTCGTTCCACCAGTGGTAACAGATCCAGCGCCACCAGTACTAACGGTAACCGCAAGTGGTTCTGATGCATTGTCTAACGTTGGCGCGGAAGGTTAATCGTGTCGAGCGGTGCATACGCAAAAGGATCTAAGGCATGGGGAATATGCCGTCGATGCGGGTTACGCGACCTGCTGAACAACCTCGTGTTCGACGAATATTATCCCGACTTGCGTGTGCACCCAGAATGCAAAGACTACAAACACCCACAAGAGCATCTTGTTGATGTACGTGACCCGATTGCATTGTGGAAGCCATCTCCAGAAGATGATGTGAATACACCGCCTGTTTTGAGTGGTGTGCAAAACCAAGGTGGCATTGGTTTGTCGTGGACTCCAGCAGAGTTCTTCACTGGCAGAGTGGAAAACTACAAGGTGTATAAATCAATTGGTGGAGCTGACTTCACGCTGCTATCAACCTTCGTTGTGACGTACACCTACGATGGTGAAATTGAGAGCGAAACATTATCGACCGAAGATCCGTCTGTTTCGCCTGGTGTGTTGGTAGATTATTACGTCGTTGCCTATGATTTCTACAACAATGCATTGCCGTCAAATATCGTAAGAATAAATGCAACTAGTGTATCCCTGTCGTGGAATTTAACAAACGAAGAAAGAAGCAGTCCCATAATTACAATTGCCGAGCCAATCATAAAAACATTTTTGGGTGAACTGATCATATTGAAAGAAGGAGCTTATGGTAACTCATTCATAGACGCAGGCTCTGCATTTGATGGGCCATGTCTTGCGCTTGCCTGTTACACAGCATCAGCCGGTGCTTTTGGCGGTAGCCCGGGCGAAAGCAAATACAGTACAACCCAGTTTACCGCTGGTTTGATACTAACAACACCAAGCACAAGTCCGTTATGTGTTGCATTGAGCACTAAAGCAACCCCGTATGCAGTTGTCGGAAGTGTGGCAGGAAAGATTTACAGCACAACCAATATCAGTAACTTTAGCAGTGCTTGGAATACGTTCACAGTTGGTGCGAATGATTACAACGCTGTTTCGTATCCATCTGGTGCGTATAACCCGGTGCTTGTTGGCAATGGCGGTTCGATTGCGGTTAGCACTAGTGTCTCCACGCAAACAGCGGTAAGTAGTCCAACTGGTAACGATTTATGGGGATGTTGTTACGATAGTTATACCAATCAGTACTTAGCGTGCGGTGCTGCTGGTACTATTTTAAAAACAAGTGATTCGACGGGCGCCACGGGATGGAGTTTGATTTCAATCCCTGGAATATCCGATGTCACGTTTTTTTCTATATCAGATAGTAGCAATTCTGGATTTGGTGTAGTCGCGTGTGGTTATGATGGCAGTGGACATGGTGTTGTAGCGGCTTCAATCGCTCCATATACAGCATGGACGGTTACAAGATTTCCATCGAAAGGGGGATTTAATGCCGTCACCTATAGCAATCGATACAGAACGACTGCAACACCGACAGGCTTTTACATCGTTGGTAATACAGGCGCTTCAATCGCCGCATTGAAATCGGAAACTGGCAGAGTAGATACATCAACGTGGATAAACGTAACCACCGGCACTACATCTGATTTGTATTGTGTCTCTTCTGGTGTAGTTAACGATCTTATTGCTGGCGGTAATTTAGGAACAATTTTGTTGAATCCATCGTAGGTGAAATATGAGAGGCTTTACATACACCGAGTTATACAACGCCCTCCAAACATGGACGAAGGACGCTGCGGATGAATACCAATCAGATCTCAATCGGATTATCGAGTTGGGTGAATTGAAATTGATCAAGGATCTCGATGTCACTATTTTTGACGTAAACGACAGCACGCCAGTGGTTACATCAGGATCGCGCAACGTCACCAAACCAACAGGATGTTTGTCGACCAACAGCTTGTTCTTGCTGACAAGCGGTACGCGCAGCCGATTGGTACAACGTAGTTTGGATTGGTGCTTGGAATACGCGCCAAACGTCACGACCGACACAGGAACACCAACCTTTTTCGCTGAGTTAAACAGCACAACGTGGTACATCGTCAAAACGCCTACAGCCACAACAACCTTGGATTCTTACTTTGTGAAGCGTCCCAACTCGATTGTTGATGACGATAGTACGTGGTTAGGCGATAATTGCGGCGACCTGTTGTTTTATGCATGTCTCGCGTCGAGTGAGCGCTGGCTTAAAGCAGATGATCGGTGGCAGGACATCATCACCGATTACCAAGATGCCCTACAAAAATGGAAGATCGAGAATCGAAACCTGTTGCGCAAAGGGGATTATTCACCTCTGATGCCAGCAGCTCAACCCATAAAGTAGGTGTGTCATGAGTGATACTTATTCGAACAATCTGCGCGTCCGTCTGCCGCAAACCGGCGCGTACAACGGGACGTGGGGATCAACGATCAATTCCGACACGTTTAACCTTCTGGATGTCGCGATTACTGGGCGCCGACAAATTGCACTTTCTGCGCTGACCTACTCACTGGCTGCATTGGTAGATGGCACTGACTCAGATAGTAGGTACTTCTGCTTGCAATTCACTGGCGCACCGAGTGGAACAGTCACGGTCACGATGCCTGCTTCATTGCTCATGAAGTCGTATCTGATCGATAACCAGTGTGGACAAGACATCATTTTCACCTATGGCGGCGGTCGAACCGTCACCGTATCCACTGGTGTCAGAAAGCTGATTTGGTGCGATGGAACCAATTGTGATCCGGTCTACGCCTCTGCAAGTGACGCAAGTACGCTTGGTGGCATTCCGTCGGCAGATTGGGCGCGTACCATCCGTACCGCAACAGAAGTCTCGGGTAGTACTTACCTGACCAACGCCTTCGGAACGGGTGTGCGTAACGCCAATACGTTTCAAACCGTCACAGAGGCAGCAACAACGACGATCGATGCCAGAGTCGGGAATGCGCAGATCCTGACCTTGAGCGGCAACAGAATCATGGCAGCGCCGTCCAACGCAACCGATGGCGAAATTATTAATTTGCTGGTGGTGCAAGACGGTACGGGAAGCAGAACGCTTACCTGGAATTCAATCTTTGTGTTTGAGAATGGGATTGCGCCAGTACTCGCAACGGTCGCGGGTGGCATTGATTACTTTGTGATGATCTACAACAGCGCACTCGCAAAGTGGATTGTAGGCCATTTCGGCAACATCACCACAGGTACGGGTACTACGTACAGCTATACACTGGCGGAAAACACCCTCGACTGGAATTTGTTGGCAAGAGTCGGAACTGTGGGCAGTGCGATCACGGTGAACGTCACTGTGAACCAAGGCGTGATCATTCAGGCATCAACAAGCGGAACGCCAGCCATGGACTTGTCCGGCCTTCCTGCCGGATCTACGGTGAACCTGATCAACAGCGGCTACATCCTTGGCAAAGGCGGCAAGGGGGGTATCGGCGGATCCTTTGCTAGAGCTGCGGGCGATGCGTACAGCACCAACCAAGGCACGGCTGGCCGGAATGGCGGGAATGCTGTGTTGGGCGTGGGGACTGGACGCACGTTCAACATTACCAACACCAACGGGTTTATTTGGGGCGGTGGTGGCGGTGGTGGCGGTGGGGGCTTTGACTCCGTGGTGGGCAACGTAGGTGCTGCTGGCGGTGGTGGTGGCGGCGGTGCAGGTGGTGGTGACGGTGGCGACGAAGGTGCTGCTCAATACTCATCGCATGTACGCGGTACCCAAGGCTCAACTGGATCGACCGGACCGTCCGGTGCAGGCGGCGCAGGGGGTGGTGGTGCATCATCAGGTACCGCAGGTTATGCAGGCGGTGCAGGCGGTGGCTTCGGTGCCGCTGGAACGGCCGGCAGTGTCGGTGCTGATGCTAATAACGGCGCTGCTGGTACAGCCGGTAAGGCAATCGAACTGAATGGTGGCAGTGCTCCAACCTTCACGGGCGGTAGCGGTTCACCAAACATCAAGGGTGCCGTTTCTTAATCGAGGTGTGTAATGCCTGGTCAACGTTTAACCAGATTGATTCCGCTGATCTTGGCGCCTGGTTATTACTCCAACGCGACCGACAGGATGGCGACGGGCAGGTTTACAGATGGAAATCGGGTGCGGTTTCACAAGGGAATGCCTGAAAAGATCGGTGGTTGGGAACGTATCTCTATCACTGGAACACCTTACGCGGGTACGTGTCGCGCCATTACGGACTGGGTATCGCTGGATACGCAAAAGTGGTTAGCGCTGGGTACGGAATCCAAGGTGTATTTGGTCAACAATCTGACGTTGTATGACATCACACCACTCCGCAAATCGTCTAACGTCACCAACCCATTCACTACATCCAATGGTCTGAAAACAGTGACGGTGCATGACGTTGATCATCGTGCTAATCCACTCGATTACATCACGATTGTTGGCGGTACTGCGGTGGGTGGAATAACGTTGTCTGGCTCTTACCAGATCACCAGCGTGACAGATCCTGACAACTATGTAATCACAGCAGCAACAGCCGCAGGTAGTGGCGCTACAGGTGGCGGTAGTTTAACCATTCAGTACGACATCAATGCTGGACTAGCTCAGAACGGCGAACTGTTGGGGTATGGAACCTCGACGTATGGAAGCGGTACCTATGGAACGCCACGTGCAGCCGGTACAGGTGTTCCAGCAAAGTTGCGTGCATGGTCACTTCATCCTTGGGGTGAAGATCTTGTAGCAGCCTACAATGATGGTGAGTTGTATTGGTGGGATAGAACCAGTGGATCAAGCGCGAGGGCTCAGTTAGTCAATAACGCACCAAAGAACGTTCAACACATGGTGGTAGATGATAAATTCCGTCGTGTCATCTTGTTTGGTTGCAATGACACACTCGGTCACGCTGATAAGCTGGATGTACGTTGGTGTTCAATCGAAGACATTAACGACTGGGAACTGACCGAATCAAATACAGCCGGTGAGTATAGACTTGATCATGGATCTAGATTGATCACTGCTATTCGCAGCTTTGCAGGAATTTTGTGTTGGACAGATACGCAGATATACAGCGTGAGCGCCACATCAGCATCTACCTACGACATCGTTCCAAAGGGAAATTGCTCAATTGCAGGTCAGAATGCCCAGGTTGACGTAAACGGCACGGTGTTTTTCATGGGAACAGACGGGTTCTATGTTTATGACGGCGTGCTGAGTCGAATGGAATGCGATGTTTATGATCATGTATTTGGTGACATCAACCTTGATCAAACCGAAAAAATATTTGCCAGTACGTACCGATTCAAGAAAGAAGTACGGTGGGAATATCAATCAGCATCCGGTACGGAATGCGATCGCTATGTTGTGTTTAACTACGAGCTGAATTGCTGGTACTTTGGAAAAATGAATCGGACTGCATACCGCGAACCATCGGATGCAGTGGATACCAAGAAGTCATATCCATTCGGCGCCAACGGTGGTTACTTGTATCGTCATGAAAAAGGCACGGATGAAGTAGAAGGCAGTACCACAACTCCAATGGATTGGTATCTCCAAACTGCATACAACCTGTTTCGAGGGAACGATATTTCGATTATCTCAAACATGGTTTTGGGTGGATCTGAACCCGGCGTCAATAGCCGATTGTTAGGTAGTGATGTCAATGTGTTGATGAATCAGTTCGTACCGGATTTTGTGACGCTGACAGTAGGCATGAATGTGACGATGTACTCGAAGACACGCCCACAACAAGCTGACTATCAAACGTCTGGACCTTACTACTTCGATTCAGACGATACCGACGTCAATTGTCGTGCGAAAGGATCGCAAATCTCGTTTAAGTGGACGCCTGCGCTTGATCTGAACACGGGTGCTGTGCAGCTAGGGCAGGCATGGCGCATGGGTATCTGGCAGTTCCAAGGCGTGATTTACGGTGGCCGGTAATGGCACAGAAGATCACTATTCAGGATTTGCAATTTAACGGAAAGGAAACCGACGGTAAGCTACGTCGATTGATGGATGACTTGCGCTTGCTGGGTTCTGCCTACAATAAGTTAGTTGATGAACTGACGACCTTAACCAACAGCACTACGGATGCCGTTGCCCCTCACGTGCTGGCAACAGAGAGCGGATTGGGCGCAGATCACACGGTGTCTGGATTAACTGCCAAAGACGTCCTGATTGCGGACAGCGCGACGGCTGCTAGATTCCGACAACTGACGTTCAACGATCTCGCGCAAACCGCGTTTGATACACCCGTCAACGGGGATGTGATCAAGTACCTGGATGGTTACTACGTGCTCGGCGCTGTTTCGGTGTCAATTTCGGGTGGCCATGGCATCACCATTGCGGGAACGACGATATCCGTCAATGAGAGCCAGCTTGACCATGGAAGTCTGTCAGGTCTCGGCGATAACGATCACCCTCAATATCTGCTGAAAACCAGCTACTACAAGCACTTTTTGCTGATGGGGGCGTAAATGACGGAAACAATAAAAGCACTGGGGCAATCGTTACCGTCGGCCAACATATTAACGACGGTTTACACAGCGCCAGCAGGAACAAGCACGGTCATATCGACACTGACGGTATGCAATCAGGGCGCTGTTCCCGGAACGTTCAGGTTGTCACTGGCGATAGCAGGAGCGTCCGATTCGTCGTCACAGTACCTGTACTACGATCAAACCATTCCAGCGAAACAAACATTTGTGATCACGCTCGGGTTAACTATGTCAGCTACTGACGCTTTGCGTTTTGCTTCAAATAACGGTCAAATGAGCATCAATGTCAGCGGGGTCGAAAGCACATGAGTCACGGCCTAGCCAATACGGCAACGTTGTATGACAAGGACGGCAATCCAGTGAACGTCAAGATCATCGATAGTGAGTATCGATTGGTAACGGTTGACGAGAAGGTGGTGGATAGCTTGGATGACATCAAGTTGTTGCTCATGCAAGTAATTGAACTTTTAAAGAGGTAATCATCATGGGTATCGACATTCGCGCTGAACTGCGTCGGTTTAGCAAAAATGCACTGGGTAGTGCGCAGAAAACACTTCGTCTCACTGGTATTGAATCCTTGGCTGCGGCACTGATTGAACCCATTGGGTTTGAAATGAGTCGGGCGGGAAATCGCTTTATTGGTGGTCTTCAGGTTATCGCTAGTGGCATTGCGCCAGTCGCGGCGATTCCCACCACGACAGCAACCCTTGCTTTGTGGAACGGCGAAGATTCTGGTGGAAAAGCCATTGCAATTGAACAACTCGGTTTCTTTCTGGGAAGTGGTACGCCGGCTGCAGGTGCCACCTTGTTTGCGTGCGTGTCGCCAAAGAAAATTGCAACTGCGCCCACATCGATGGCATCCGGTTATGGACTACAGAATGCAAGTGGTAGCACCAAAGCATCGAAAGCATTGTTTGCAACAGCGGTGACGATTCCAGGATCGCCAGCATGGTTTCAAGTGTGCAGCACACAGCAACTGGCTGCGGCAAACGTTGGTCAAGGCGATAACGTGGTAACGCTCGATGGCAAATTGATCGTGCCGCCCGGTTATGCTGCTGGCTTCGCGATCTTGAGCGGTGTTGGTACTTCACCGTTGTACGGCATATCTACTGTTCATTCTGAAATCGACGCTGATCTGGAGTAATTGTGCTGGAGTTCATGATCATTGGTATGCCGAGATCCGGCACTACGTGGGCAGCAAACTGGTTGACCACAGATAAGACCATTTGTCTCCATGATCCGTTGTGGACTCATCACTACACTGAGTGGGATAACCTTGCCGATAAAATTGGCAAGCGTGTTGGCATATCCTGCACCGGGATTGGCTTTTGGCCACACTGGTTGAATGATCATCCTGCTAGGAAAGTGATCGTGCATCGTCCTGTTGATGAAATAAACATGTCATTGCGTCGTATCAACAAGGAATGCTGGGACACTCCGATGAACTTGGGTTACATCAAAGGTCGACACGTTGATTGGCAAGATTTGTTTAATGATCCGGAGCCAATCTGGAATCACTTGTTACCCGACATTCCATTTAATCAACAACGTCACAAATTGTTACGCCAGATGAAAATCGAGCCAGTAAGTAGCGTTGGTTTTGAAAACATCGATTTGTACAAACAGTTGATGTCAGAAATTGATGCACACCCAACTCGTGGTGTGCTGGAGAGTGCATCATGAGTTGGGGTCTAGGTTCACTTGGCAAAGCCATTGAAGATAACTTCTCACCTGCCGGACTTGAGCAACGCAGGGCGGTGCGATCAGCCACTGATTTCAATAATAAACTAATCGGTGATTCCACAACGGTTTGGAATAAAGCCCAAGCGTTAGCAGATCGTCCATATCAAGCGTATGAAGGTCAACGAATTGCCGATCTATCGCCGAATGAACAACAAGGGATGAACTTGGCGTCAACTGAAGGACAGGTATCCGGTGAGTATTACGCAAAGGCCGGTAATCTGGCCGACGAAATGGCAAACAATAGCTTTAGCGGTGACACAATATCGAAGTACATGAATCCGTACACCGAGAATGTCACTGATAAAGCGATAAAAAATATCAATCTTGGTGCTGCGCAAAACTTAAATAACTTGCGCGGACAAGCGGCCAGCCGTGGCGCATTTGGGGATACCCGTCAAGCCATGCTGGAAAGCGGAGCTGAACGCAGTCGATTAAATTCTATTGGCGATGTGACGGCTGAAAATCAAGCGAAGGCGTATGACTCTGCGGTTAGTACGTGGAAAGATGATAACCAACGCAGATCCGCTGCGATCGATGCCTATCGTTCCGTGGGTAATGACGTCACCAAAATGAATTCACAGCAAGTATCGGACTTGATT